GCCTCGACCTGGGCGGACAGGTCGAAGAGCATCGCGGCGAAGGCGGCGGCGCCGGTCGCGCCGGACGGGATGGCCGGCAGGGTGCCGGCGTCGGTGCCGCCGGCCCAGAGGGCCTGCTCGAAGACGGCCTCGGTGAACCGCGCCCAGGCGGCGTCCATGATGCCCTGGTAGGCGGCGCGGTACGCCGGCGAGGTCCGCGTGAGGGCCTGGTAGGAGATCCGCGACGCGGCGCCGGCGGTCTTGATGGTGCCCTTGCCGCTCGTGATGTCGACGCGCACGCTCTCGAGTTCCTCGAGCTCGACGGTCTGCTCCGCGATCAGGGCGTCCAGGTCGCCGGTGAACTTGGGCCAGTTGACCTCCATGCCGGAGTCCGGCAGACCGATCGAGCCGCCCAGGGCGGCGATGGCGGGCCGGCGCGCGTCGAGGTTCTGGATGATCCGCTCGCGCCACTGCGGGACGGCCAGCGGTGCGTTGTTGGCGAGGGTCTGGTCGACCAGGGCGAAGTCGGCGCGGAGGGTCTTGCGGTCCTCCTCGGAGGCGCCCTGGAACTCTGCCCAGAACTCGCGGGCGGAGGCGAAGCGCTCGAGCGGGTGCGCGCCCTTCTGGTTGCCTCGGGCCTCGAGGATGGTGGCGACCTCGGCGGCGAGTTCCGCCACGGTCGGGACCTCGACGACCTGGGGGCCGGCGTCGGGGAGTGCGGTGGGCGGCATGGGGGAACCTTCCTTCTGGGCGGACGCGGCCAGGGTCAGGCCGCGCGATTCGGTGAACGCTGGGTTACGGACGACGCCCAGGTGGGCGGCGGTCCAGTCGGAGACCTCGCGGACACCCTCGGCGTCCTCGACGTAGGACTCGAAGGCGGCGGCGACGGAGAAGCCGGTCTTGACGCCCTCCGCGACCTCGACGGCCAGGTCGCGGCCTCGCGTCGTGGCGAAGAGGCGGGCGGTCGCGGAGACCAGGGCGGCGCCCTCGTCGACGGACCAGGGGCCGGCCAGGCGCCCGACGACCTTGTCGGGGTCGTGCTCGTCGACGACGTCGACCAGGTCGTCGAGGTTGGCCGGCGGAGCGGTGAAGCGGTAGCGGGCTCCGTCGCTCGAGGGGTTGCTCGGGGCGTTGAGCGGGAAGGCGGGACCGGACAGGGTGGCGGGCTTGTCGCCCTGGGCGGCGGCGAACGTCGCCAGGGGCGCCGGCGCGCCGGCGGGCGGGGCGAACGTGAGGGCGAGGGTGTGCTTCATGCGCGGACCTTTCGGGCGAGGGGCTCCTGGGCGACGACGTCCTCGAGGTTCCAGAGGCCCATATCGAGGCCGGCCTTCCAGGTCGTCATACGGGCGGCGGGGTCGTCGCGGAGGTAGGCGTCGGCGTCGAACTCGGCGCGGACGCCGCGCGGCAGGATCAGGCCGCGCGTGACGCCGGCGCGGACGTCGAGGGACAGGCCCTGGGTGATCGGCGCCATCCAAGGGCGGAGGGCCTCGAGGAAGTCGCGGCGGTTCTCGACGACGGTGGAGTACGTGAGCGGGTCGCCGGACTTGGCGTCGACGGACCGGGCCGGCAGGGCGAAGAGGCGGGCGACCTCGAGGGCGGCGTGCTCGCGGGCCTCGGTGAGTTGGAGGTCTCTAGCTGAAAATCCCTGGGCCTGGTAGTCGATGTCTCCCTCGGTGTACCCGACGCCGCGTGACTCGCGGGCGAGTTCCCACTCGTCGAGGAGGGCGTCGATTTCGTCGTCCTCGAGGGAGGCGCCGGAGTTCTTGAGGATGCCGTAGGGGTGCGGGGCGCGGGCGTACCTGCCGGCGGCGACCTGGAGGTCTCCGTAGAGTTCCAGGAGCGGCAGGCCCAGGCGGCGAAGGCCACCCATGCCGGCCCAGTCGAAGACGACGTGGGAGGCGAAGAGGGACTCGTCGGTGTGGTGGACGCCGTCGATGTACCAGTCCGTGACGGTGTCGGGGTCGCGCGGGTCGTTGACGACCTGGATGCGCTGGGGGTGGATGCGCTCGAGGTAGGCGGTCTGGTTGAGGATGTTGCGCTCGACCTTGAGGACCGCGCGGTCGTACCAGATTGCGTCGTCGAGGACGGTCGCCAGGGAGCGGAACATCGTCCGGCGCGGCTCGAGTTGCCGGAGGAAGGCGGTGCCGGGGGTCTGGTCGGACAGGCGGTAGCCGGCGGAGTCCCAGGCGGCGAGGCGGAACGTGGCGATGGTGAGGAGGGCGGCGCGGGCCTTGCGGACGGCGGGGATCGAGAGGGCGACGTCGCGGGCGACGGCCTGGGCGCGGAGGCTCGAGGCGCGCGGGGCGGTGGTCGTGCCGCCGGTCTCGCCGGAGGCGAAGCGGGCGGAGAGGGAGCCGGCGTCGTCGAGGCCGGCGGCCATGCGAGCCGCCGGCCCAGGACGGACCAGGCCGGCCAGGGAGGACCAGAGGCTCACGCGGCGGACCTCGCGCGGCGCCGGCTCTCGACCTGGTCGGCCTGGTCAGGGTGCTCGGTGGCGCGGTGCCCCTCGATCTGGACTTGGGCCTTACTCCGTGTCCGGACGGGGGAACCGCGCCACCCACACCCTCCCTTCTCGAGGTCGCAGATGGCAAGGTGCGACACGTCGGAGGAGTCGACGGTGAGGAAGGGAGCGGCCATGACGGACAGAATGCACGGCGGACCTTGACTCGTAAGGCCTGGACATACGGCTTGTGTTCACTGTCGTTACCGGCGCGACGCGCGGACTCGAGGCTTGACCAGGTCGCGGGGCCGGGTGTCCCAGGCGCGGAGGGCCACGGTGCCGGCGACCAGGGGAGCGATCGAGCCGGTCGAGGTCTTGCGCGCCCACCCAAAGCCTCCGTCGCCGTAGGGCGTCGAGGTCGCGGCCTTGGTCGCGGCGGTGAGGTCCGCTTGCCGGGTGTGCCGGAGGGTGCGGGCGAACACCTCGCGCGAGACGGTGCCGCATGCCTGGGCGAACTGAGTGCCGGTGACGCTCGAGGGCTCGACGTCCTTGTGATGGCGCGCCAGGGCGTCGACGACCTCGAGGCTCGCCGGCGACCGGGGATCGAAGAGGACGCGGCCCTGGGCGCGCCGGCGCGCGACCTGGGCGACCTGGTCGGGGAAGTCGCGCCCGACCGCGCCGGCGTGTAGCAGCTCGAGCCAGGGACGGTCGGCCTCGTCGCGCCAGGACGCGGCCAGGGCGCCCTCGTCGCCTCGAGGCGTGAGGTCGAACGCGACGCCGGCGACGTCGGGAATGGGGACCCGTCCGGCGCCGCATTCCTCCCAGACGTGGTCCGGCCAGACGGACGTCCGAGCGACCGAATCCCTTGTGCCGTAAGCACGCGCCCATCCGGCGGGGTCGTTGCGGAACTCCTCGAAGGCGGCCTCGAAGGACGCGCGGCTCTGGGTGAATCCGTAGGCCGGGTGCCAGCGGAGGATGGTCTCGAGGTCCATCGGGTCCGCGTCGTCGGGGATGCCGTAGTCGATGAAACACACTCGGGACGTGGGGTCGTCGAGGGCGAGCAGGCCCATCGCGACGTACTCCGCCAGCATTTCGGACCCGTCGTCGCCGGCGGCGGACACTATCCAGAGTTGGGCGCCAGGTCGCGTCGCCATCGTCGGGCGGATGGCCTGCCGGAGTTCGGCGGCCTTGGCGGCGTCGTGCGCCCAGGCCTCGTCGACGAACGTGCAATCGCTCTGCTTGGAGTGCATCGCGTCGCGCTTGGGGGCGAACGAGTAGAACGTCGAGTGCAGGCCCTTCCAGGAGACGCCCTCGGTGCCGGCGCGGCGCACCAGGGCGTAGCGGCATTTCGGGGAGTCCTGGACGCCCAGGAGTCCCTCGGCCTCGGCCAGGTTGGCGAAGTGCTCCTCGCGCATCCAGGTCGAGGCGTCCTTTCCGGTCTGCTGGGTGAACCACACGCGCGCCCTGGGCCTGGACAGACAGCGATGGTCCGCGACGTCGCCAATGAGTTTGGTCTTGCCGGCCTGCCTCTGGACCCTCACGACGACGATGGAGTACCAGAGGAGGCCGGTGTCGGGGTCGACCTCGAGGGCGACGTCGACGGCGTCGCGCTGCCAGGGGAGGAGGGGCCGGCCCTTGGCCTCCGCCAGGACCGCGACCTGGTAGCCGCGCGACGGCCTCGAGGATCGACGGGTGTGGTGGCGGGGAAGGGCCGGCGCGATGGTCAGGCTCACGGTGAGACCTGGACCGGGGAGGCCTGGGGCGGCTCCGCCATCTTCTGGGTGAACTCGCGCCAGGCGGTGTCGACGCCGTCCTCGGCCTGGGCCTGGGGGTCGAGCCGCTCGAGGACCTTCTCGAGTCGCTCATGGAGGGCGGCCAGGGACACGCCGGAGGCCTGCCTCCTGGTCTCGTCGTCGCCGGACTCGCGGTCGATGCTCGCGGCGATGGAGCGGGCCTGGGCGCACAGAGCCGCGTGTCGGATGGGGTCGACGACGCCCAGGTCCTCGAGTTGCCGGAGGGTCTTGCCTACGCCCTGGTAGACGGCTCCTCCGCGCTTCCGCCGGCGCTTGGGGGCCGGCGCCGGCGCGACCTG